GTTACGGTGTTACACAATCTCTAACAGGTGTTACAGTTGGTGTTGGTACAACAGCAGCCGCAACTGGAATGCTGAAAGGTATTATTTCTAACATCGGTGCTGGAGCAATAGATGTTCGAGTAGTAAGTAAAGTTGTTGGGGGTGTAGAAACTCTCGTAAGTTATCAAGAAGGTTCTCAGTTAGAGTTCAAGACTGGAACTGGTAATTTAGTTGGTATAAACTCATCAAGTACGGATAACGTAGGAAATAGATTTACTCCTGCTGCTGGTACTATAAGTGATTGGTACACAGCACAGAATATTCTAACAAGTGTTGCAGACGGTGGTTCTGATATTGTTACTCTTCCTTGGAAGGCAGTATTGAATAAACCACAAACAAATGATTATGTCACAAAGAGAGATGGAGCAAACGATGCTCTTCACATTGTGCTTGTTGATGCAGGTGGCGGTGTTACAGGAGACGTAGGATCTGTTCTAGAAAAGCATTCTAACTTATCTAAAGGAAAGGATGTAACTCAGTCTGGTGGTAGAGCAATTTACTATAAAGACTTTATCGCAGATAATTCAGACTTTATCTTTGCAGGTGCTCCACCTACAAATGGAACTGATACTTATTGGGGTACAGAACCATTACCATCTGGATTCAGTAGCGGTTACGTTGCTGTAACAGACAATGCTGGAGCATGGGGTCAAGAAGCAAAAGACCTCAAGTTCTCATCTATTGGTAACAAAGTCTACACTCTAACAGGTGGTAAAGATTACACAGGTGTTGGACTATTTGATGCACCACTGGGTGACCTTCTGAATGGTTACGATAAGTTTGCTGATCCTGTAGACAGTGACATTAGATTCCTACTTCAAGGATCTGCTCACAAGACAAAGGAAGAAGAGCAAGCAAAAGCAAATAAGATGATCCAGATTGCTGAAGGCAGGAAGGATACAGTTGCTGTTATTTCTCCTTACAGAAATGCAACAGTCAACGTTGCTAGTGCTACAGACCAGTTAGACAATGTTCTATCATTCTTCGCACCAATAACTTCATCATCATACGCAGTATTCGATTCTGGTTACCAGTACGTATACGATAGATTCAATAAGAAATTTATCTACATGCCTATGTCCAGTGACATTGCTGGATTGATGGTTAGAACTGATAGAGATCAATTCCCTTGGTTCTCACCTGCTGGTACAGCAAGAGGTGGTCTAAACTTCACAGTAAAATTAGCATTCAATCCTGGTCAGGATTCCAGAGATAGACTTTACTCTCAAAGAGTAAACCCAGTTATCTCTCAAGCTGGTCAAGGTGTGATTCTATTTGGTGATAAGACAGGACTTGCATTTGAATCTGCATTTGACAGAATCAACGTAAGAAGACTATTCATCACAATCGAAAAGGCAATCGAACACGCTGCTAAAGCAGCATTGTTTGAACTCAACGATGTGACTACAAGGTCAAACTTCATCAACGTTGTTGAACCATTCTTACGTGACGTTCAGGCAAAGAGAGGAATTCAAGACTTCCTACTTATTTGCGACGAAACAAATAATACACCTGACGCTATTGATCGTAATGAATTCCTTGCTGACATTTATGTCAAACCTGCACGTTCGATCAACTTCATCGGACTAACTTTCGTTGCCACACGCACTGGAGTATCCTTCAGTGAAGTTGTAGGTACTGTGTAATAGGAGACTCCCACAATTATGGCATTAGACAAGAACATTTTTTCAGTCGAGAATAATGAAAGAACAATCGATTCTTTCAAGAATAGATTGCAACAGGGTGGTGCTCGACCCAACCTGTTTGAAGTATCCTTAGCATTTCCCGAAGAAGTGGAAGTAAATGAGGATGTAAAAAAAGATGATTATAGAATGTTGATCAAGGGTGCTCAGTTACCTGCATCAAACGTTGCTGAAGTTGTTGTTCCTTTCAGAGGAAGACAACTTAAAGTTGCTGGAGATAGAAGGTTTGATCCTTGGACAATTACTGTTATCAACGACGGTGACTTCTTACTAAGAGAAGCATTTGAACGTTGGGCTAACTTTATCATCAAAGTAACAGACGGATCTGGTACTATTGAACCTCGTAGATACATGGCTGATCTTACAGTCAGTCAACTAGGGAGATCTCCAATTCAGTCTCAGAACGCATCTGGAGTAGAAAACGCTTCTAAACTGTCAGTACTAAGAAGTTATGTAATGAAGGGTTGTTGGCCATCTAATGTAAGTGCATTAGACTTATCTTACGATACCCAAGATACTATTGAGGAGTTCCAAGTAACATGGCAAGTCCAGTACTGGGAAGCATATGATGCAAATGGTAACAATTCCATCGTTTAGTGCTATAATAAATAGGTCAATAAAGGCAAACTAATATTATGGCAAAGCTCTTTGGATTCTCTATAGAAGATGAGTCCAAGAAATCTAAAGGCATAGTCAGTCCTGTTCCTCCTAATAATGAGGATGGGGCTGACTATTATCTGTCTACAGGTTTTTATGGACAGTATGTTGACATTGAAGGTGTTTTTCGTACAGAGTTTGATATTGTAAAAAGATATCGTGACATGGCATTACACCCTGAGTGTGATACTGCTATTGAACATGTTGTCAATGAGGCTATAGTATCTGATCAAAATGATTCTCCAGTTGAGATAAATTTAGATAATCTAAGAAAAGTAATAAGAGATGAGTTCAAAGGTGTAAAGGATTTACTTGATTTTGATAGTAAGTCTCATGAGATATTTCGTAACTGGTATGTAGATGGCAGACTACATTACCATAAAGTTATTGATTCAAAGAAACCTGATGAAGGTATTCAGGAACTAAGATTTATTGATGCTCTCAAGATAAAATTGATGAGGGTTCAACCCAAGAATGAGAAGGGTGCTAGGGGTGCTGAAGGCGTTCCCGTTATGCCATACTCAGGGGAAACAACAGTAAACAAAGATGCTAAGGTAGTAGAATTTTATACCTATTATCCACAAGGTATGGCACAGAGATATGGTTCTGTTGCTGGTAAGGGTGTAAGAATTGCTAAGGATTCTATATGCCATATCCATTCTGGACTAGTAGATAGAAATAAAAAACTAACATTATCATACTTACATAAAGCAATCAAAGGTCTCAACCAGTTGAGAATGATTGAGGACTCTCTTGTTATCTACAGATTATCAAGAGCACCTGAAAGAAGAATATTCTATATTGACGTTGGTAATTTACCTAAGGTAAAAGCAGAGCAATACCTCCGTGATGTAATGTCTCGCTATAGAAACAAGTTAGTATATGATGCTAACACTGGTGAGATCAAGGATGACAAGAAGTTCATGTCTATGCTTGAAGACTTCTGGTTACCACGTAGAGAGGGTGGTAGAGGAACAGAGATTTCTACATTACCTGGTGGACAGAACTTAGGTGAATTAGCAGACATTGAATATTTCCAGAAGAAACTGTATCGTTCATTGAACGTTCCTGAGTCTCGTATTGGAGATACTGGTGGTTTCAATCTAGGTAGATCATCTGAGATTTTACGTGACGAACTTATGTTTAGTAAGTTTGTTGGTAGGTTGAGAAAGAGATTTAGTGCTCTCTTTTTAGATCTTTTAAAAACACAGTTGGTTCTAAAGAACATTGTTACCCCAGAAGATTGGGCTAAGATGTCTGAGCACATACAGTTTGACTATGTGTATGACAATCATTTTGCAGAACTAAAAGATCATGAGTTGATGACTGAACGTCTAAACATCATGGTTGCTATCGAACCATACATCGGCACATACTATTCAAGAGATTATGTCAAGCGTAAAGTCTTACGTCAGACTGATGAAGAGATTGAAGAGATGAATCAAGAGATGGAAGAAGAGAATGCCATGGGTGTAGGTCTTCCACTAGAACAACAGAATATGATGTTACAGGCAGGTATAGAAGCAGAGATGCCACAGACTAATGGTAACGGTAACGGTGCTACTAACGGTGGTTCAAAAAATAATTTAGGTAAAACTGTCAAAGAACCTAAAGGTCCAGATGCAAAAGGATCACCTGAAATAAACATCAAGAAAGCCAAAATATGAAGATCTACTTTGATGGATGCTCTTATACTAAGGGGTCACATAGATGGGGAGTTGATAATTGGGAAGAGAGAAGATGGTCTAAGTTACTAGCAAATAAATTAGATGCAGAAGAATATAATTTTTCTTTGGGTGGAGGATCTAATCAACGTATTTTGAGAAATATTACTACGGAGCACAATATATCTGATTATGATCTTGCTGTTATTTTGATGACTCGTCCAATGAGGACTGAATTTTTTCATGATGGAAAGTTTATAAATGTATTACCAACAAAAAATTTTGAAAAAGAATGTATACATACGTACTGCGATGGTTTAGAAATTGCACAGTTTTGGGATTTCTATTATAAAAACATATATGATAAAGAATATGGTAAAAAATATGAAGAGGTAGTTCAAAAATCAATCAAAGCAATATGTGCAGTAAATAATGTTCCTTTAGTAATAATGAGCAATTGGGTAAAGACACCATTATCTTTTGATTTGATGATTACTTGCGACAAAACTGATAAGTATCCAAGTTATGAAAGAATAAATCCCACTGATAATCATCCAAATTTAGAAGCACAACCCAAAATTGCAGATGATATTTACAACTTTATAAATAAATACAAGCGTTTTTACTGATTATGGATTCAACTGAACTAGTCGATATGATTATAGCGGATGCTCCTGCATCGGAGATCCAAGATGCTATAAAGTCTTTAGCGTATGCTAAGTCTGCCGACATGGTTGATAAAATTACTCCTGATGTTGCTGCTGGTATCTTTGGTGATAAACCAGAAGATGAGGTAGAGCAACCTGAAGCTAACGCTGAAGTTGAACAAGAACCTACAACGGAAACAGAAGAATGAGTGCATCACAACCATTATCATTAGTTACAGACTATGGTGAATTGTCTAGTGCAAATGCCACATCTGCTGTTACCAGTG